CCCAGCGTAAATCTAAAGTCATACTGTGATAGCCAGTTTTAAAGTCATGAGTAACACTACTCACCTGCATATAGTTATTGACAATAACGTCCCCAAAGTTCTTTTTGACGTACACCATAGAGCCGCCTCTAACCCTAACATCGCCTATGACGTTATTGAGTTTTATCTCCCTTGTCTTACGATTCTTAGATGAAAGTACAGCCTTAGCCTCAACAGTAGCATTAATATCCTTTTCACCAGGTACTATTAGATACTGCAATCGGCCCCATTTTTTGACGCTCTCCTCGTTGACCGCTATGAACGTATTCTCTAGTTTCTTGTCCTTACCATTAGGAACAGTCCTCACGACCTTAACATAGTTATATGTATCTTTGTCAATCGATGTAGTATAGCTAATACCACCGATTACATCATCATCAATATATATATCAGTTTTCAACGACTCGAAAGACTTCAACATGATTTTTCCGTTATCATCATACAGATGATAGTATGCATGATTCGGTGTATTAATCAAGGTCTTATCTAAGAGTTGCATAATCATTTCTTGTAAAGATTTATCCTTGAATACAATCTGAGGTTTCTCCGGTGTAGTCCATACCGTATTGTCCAGCTCTCCAACTTTCAGCCCATAATCCTCGCATACGTTCTTAACGAACTCATCGGCTCTCATTGGTGTGAGAACATAGCAGTCTTTATTCTTCAAGTATCGTAGCTGGTCATACGCTATCACAGAGATTACATCTAGGTTATCCCTGCTTTTCTCAAATACATAGCCTTTGAATACATTCACGCCGTTGACCTCAAATGATACTGCGTTCCCCTCTTCAAAGTTTAGATTAGGGTCTTTAGGTACTTTAAAAGTCAACTTAGAGGGCGTACAGTCTACGGCCCTAGTGAGTTGAACGCCGTCAAGGACGTCTACTATATATTGTGTTTCACCGTTAAGAATTGTTAGATTGTATACAATATCTATAGGCATAGGGGCGACATTCACCGCCCCGTTGATTTTACTTTTATTATCCTCGGCCATTATTTCAGCCCCTCAGTTTTCAAACTAATAATCTGACCGGCAGCAAGAACGGCAGGAACCGCTATCTTATTAACTGCTGCTATCTTGAACAGATTGTCAGTATTACCTAGTTCTCTTTTAACTATTTGTCTGAGTGTAGCACCCTTAGAGGCTTTTACGCTCTCATTCGTGGTCTTACCCTCAACGCTACGGCTTTGTGTAACAGTACCCTTAGCCACGCCGTCTTTATCGGTCTTAATCTCGATACGTTTAGCCCCCCAGGGCTTGTATTGTTTAAGCCTAATGTTAGCGTAGGCGTCGAATCCGTTGTCAGAATCCTCATCAATAGTATAATCTTCAAGCGTTACCTTGATATTAGTCATTGATAGCATATCGCCCTTAGGTTTCATTCTAACAACGATGAACTGGAACGGCGTCCTTTGTTTCTTCAACTTTTCAAGCTGGTCTAGGTAGTAACTAGCTTTCTTAGACTTAAAAAGCATAGACTGATTGAATGGATAATCAGAGTTAGGAAGTAGGAATTTAAAGGCTATCTCAGTCAACCCAGCTGGCTTGATGATATTCACCTCACCCTTGCCTATCAGTTCTATGACCTCATTCTTACCATTAATGGTAGTCGTCATTTCCTTAGGCGGGATTGGTATCTGCATAGTACCTAAATAAAAGTAGTACATTATACCCCTACCCCCTCTCGTTTAATCATAAAGGCGTCTTTAATACCCTTAGTAATTTGTGTAGTGAATCCGTCAAGGTCTGTTCCGTTGTTAATATCAACGTCATTATTCATTACAACATTAATCACATGGGAATCCTGCCACTTTTTGAGTGTTTTATCAATAGCGGATTCTCTCAACGCCTTAATCTCATCTTTAGTCATACTAATAGCGTCCGCCGTACGTTTAGCCTCTTTTGCGGCCTTGCCTGTGTTCTTAGCAGTATCTTTATTAGCCTTTGTAGACTCGTCAATCTTACTTGTATCGAACTTTAAGCCGTCCTTGCTGAGTTCCGGCATCGTAGGGAGTCCTAAGCTAGCCCCTACGTTGTAGCCATTGTCAAAGGCGTCTGTCATGCTCATATAATCCATAGTATCCATGACTTTATATTCATTCGCTATCTCGAAACGCTGCAACATTCCTGTACTATCACCTACTTTATCGATGTTAATACCTGGAATCTTATTTATCGCTCCGATTATGTCATTGATACGGCCTTTCACAAAGTTCCAAATACCATTCCATATATCGATGAATAAGTTCCCTACGGATTGTAGAGGGGCGTGCCATACGTTGGCAAAGAAATTCACAAACGCTGCGACGTTGTTCCATATGAATATGAACACATTCGCCACGGCCGCACCAAATGCGTAAAAGGCTCCGACGATTATTCCTAATGCACTAATATTAGTGTCAGCGAAGTAGTTGATAGCCTCGACTGCTAGGAAGAACACCACTATCACGGCAATCACAAGCCCTATAATCCATGTTAAAGGACAAGCATACAAGGCAGCATTTAAGCCCTCTTGTGCTACTATCATAGCGACTATAGCGGCCGTTTCAGCCCAGTCAGCGACTGTCTTTATTGCTAATGCTCCAGCTGCTATTAAAGAACTACCAGCGGCTATTAAAGATTGTGTAGCGAAGAACCCCATAACACCAGCTAGTATAATCATAACCCCTTTAACAATACCGCTATGCTCTCTTAGGAACGAGAACACGCTATTAAACGCCCATATGATAGTGTTCATTGTTTCACCAATAACACCTACTATCCAGTAGAACACAGGGGCAGCAGCTTGTATCACATCAACGATACCGTCGACGGCCGTTCTGATAGCGTCTGAGTTCGCCATATCACTTATACGTCTGAACACAGGCTCAAATAACTTGATAGCCTTAGATTCAATCTCGGTCATATGGTCGCTCCATTTTTTAGGCATAGCCTTGAATTGCTCTTCAATCTCCGGCATATTGTCAACTATAGCTTTCTTGATTACATCAGCCGTTACCTTCCCCTCAGAGGCTAACTTTTTGAGTTCGCCACGAGATACGCCCATAGATTTAGCTATGATATTCTCAATCATAGGGGCGTTTTCGGCAATAGAACGGAACTCATCGCCTTGTAACTGACCGCTTGCCATTGCTTGCGTCAACTGTAACATAGCGTTTCGTTGAGCCTCTTTACTTGCACCGCCTACGATGAATAACTTTTGAATACCCTCCATGAACTCAACGGCCTCTCTAGGGTCAGGGAAAGCGTCATGAGCGGATTGAGATAGATGAGCAACGGCCTCAGCCATTGCAAGATAGCCACCTCTAGCCCTCAATGCAGATTGATATATCATATCATTGAGTACTATAGCGTTCTGTTGACTGCCTGCGACTAGCTGCATACGGGCCTGTACACTCGCCCAATGCTCAGCAGTAGATTGTAGATTATTGATAGCGTTATGTGTAGCGGCAACCGCCCCCATAATACCATTCGCCAGCATATTGCCTACTGTACTATTCAGTACACCCCCTAAACTAAAGGATAGGCTCGTACTTGCTGCGGTTACTGCACTCATCTTAGAGTGCAACGTGTTCATCTTGTTATAAGCGTTTGTGGTCGCCGTAGCTGCTGCGTTCATAGCGTTAGGGATATTTGTCTGTAAACTTATATAGTTAGATAATGTAGCCATAGTCTACCCTTTCGCTTTCTGCATTTCTTCTCGTTCATCTTTTGCGTGTTGCTCGATGAACGCTATAATCACGGCTTTCTCATTTACGTCCATATTGACAAAATCAATAGGGCGTACGCCATATTTAACAAATGCGACGTACGCTATATTGGTTTCGCCGTCGGACGCTAGGAGTTTTTTACCGCTCTAACCTTTTCGTCCATGCCTACCTCAAAACCTTGAGCCTCTACAACTGCGTTTAAGAGGTCAGCATATTCACCAGGTGTCAGCATTGCTTTGACAAGTTCCAATGGGTCATTTACGCCCCAACTATTTTGAAGTTCCATATCGTCAAGGTTAGGGTAAATGATAGATTCTAAAAGCATAGCGTCGTTGAATCCTTGACTATCAAATTTTTCACGAGTAACGCCTGTCTTACTGTCTTTAATCATCTTTGTGTAGCGGTTGCGTAACTTATCAATGACTTTATTCTGTAAGACATTGATTTTCCATGCAACAGGCTCATCGCCTGCTTTAATGCGGTTAGAGGCAACATATTCAACTTGATTGACGATTTCAACATTATTTTTTAAAAATGCGGTTAAGTTTTGAGTATCGGACATGATTCTGATTCCTTTCAGTTAATAAAAATTCACATATCTAAAAAAGATATGCAGGCTTACGCCTGCATACCGTCTAACTCTTTAAAGTGTTCTGCGAACTTAACGCCCTCGAAAGTAAAGGAATGTTCGCTTTCAAGGTACTTACCGTCTGCGTCAAAGTTAGCAATAGGATATTCATCAAGGTTGACCTTTTCCAAGATTACAGTTCTAGGGCCTGCATTAGAGGTAGGGTCATCATTAGTAACTTGCATATCGAAGTATGTATCAGTACCAGTCTTGACGTACTTTTCGCACATTTCATCGAAAAGTGCTGTGTTATGGTAGATTGTAAGTTTACCTGTATAGTCTACAGAGGTAGACTTATTACCTCTAGCCATGCGGCCAAGAATACCTACTGTTTCCTTGTTTTTCTTAGCGGTTGCGGTCAAGTTTTTCGCTTGAAATAATAGTTTTCGTGTACCATTTACTACGATGTAGCAGCTGGCAAGTTTAGCGGAGATTACGTCCCCAGCCTCCATAGTTCGGATTGCGTCTAAAGCCATTTATTAAGCCCCCTATTCTACGACTACTGTCATGTACAATTTTTCCATTGCAACGGTAGGCTGCAAGGATACAGTAACAACAACGTCCTCTTTCTTATCACCTTGAACTGGCATTTCAATATCTTTGTCATCAAAGCCTTGAATTGCACGCACTTTTTGGTATTCCTCAGCCAAGAATACGAGGTCGCCCCATAAGGATTTACGGCCGTCTGCGTCATTCTGAGCCTTATCAAGATACGTTTTGTTGAACAAGTGAGCTGCGTCAATCGCCCAGTTATCAAGCACTCGGATTACTTGATTGTAAGAGAAGTCTACGTTTTTCTCTTTTGTGAACTCAGTAAAGGTATTGATGTCCTTAGCCACTCGAACGTCGCCCTTGATGTTGCCACCTACTGGGTCTGTTACGATATGGAACATGAACATACCGTCTTTGATTGCTTGCTCAATCTCATACTGCTTGTGTTTAGTATCAACAGTATATTCGCCGTTGTATACCTCATTCCCTACTGTACGATTGATAGGGCAAGCTGCCTCTTTACCAGTTACCCAGTACGCTAAGCTGCCTTTAGGTGTAGCCTCGTCTGTAACGTCATTCAAGATACTGATAACGCCCTCATGGTTTACCTTTTTCTTGCCATGAATTACAAGCTGGAACTTAGCCCCTGTTTGGTTACGGCAACGGTCAGTAAAGTTAATCAACAAGGATTTAACTGTTTCGTCATCGCCAGCATAACCTAAGATGTTGAAGTAGTAAGGCTCAATCATATCCAAGCCGTCTTGATAATTTTGAAGTGTGATTGCACTACCATTAGAGCCACCTGTAAACGCCTTGTATGCGGTCGCTGTCAAGTTACCGGACTTAGTGAATGTTACAAAGTCATTGTCTACTAATTGAGTAGCGTCCTTTAAGCCTTTTTGAATATCTACTGTTTTACGCACGCCGTCTGTTGTAAGGTAAGTAGTTACTACGAATTTACCCGCCTCGTCTGGGTCGTTTTGTACAGAGAATCCTAAGTCATTACCTCGAACGCCTTTATATTTAGCCTTGCCTACCTCAGATGTAGCCTGCTCGCCGTCGCTATTCAAACGATAGAAATAGCCAGTCTTTAGACCGATGAATAAATCACGTAAGCCTTTCATTTTGTCATTACCGTAGTCATAACCAAAGTACTTGCGGCAGTTCTTTTGGAACTCATCAGCGTCTACTCTAAAGACCTCACCAGCAACGCCCCAGTCAAGGTCAAGCAACATAGCACCGAAACCTCGGTCAGATACATCGGCGTATGCACGATTTTTAGATACAAAGTTAATATATGTACCTGGCATTGTTTTGTTTTTAAACAAGAAAATACCGCCACCTAAAGCCATATATTACCTAGCCTTTCACGGGCGTCGTCAACGCTCGATTTAAAATAATTTCAATTTCATCATGAGAATATAATTCATCATCATTCAAGTACAATCTGAGCAAGTCAGAGTATCGCTTGTACTTATCAGATTGAATGATTGTTAAAGCGTCAAAACGCTCTACTTCATTAGTCGTAGCCTCTACGTTTTCAGCGGTCGCCTCAACGATTTCAGCAACGTCCTCAGCTTTCTTTCTAGCCATTCTTTACCCTTTCATTTACATCTAAATGTTTCATATTAGGCTCTCTCTCACCTTTTAAGGTGATTATGTTAGAGTATGTAACGAAAAAGTGTAGTACCCCGTCCGTGATTCTATACTTCATCTTATCCCCTCTAATCTTGCGGCCTTTAATATCAATGTATTCAAGTACATCAAACAAGATTCTAGCCTTGTCCATGATTGCCCTTGTATCGTCAATCCGTTCCGTATCATCGTTAAAGTACATCACATCAAGGTCGATTGTATTTTCATACATTTCACCCCTATGTAATGCTAGTGTAGGCTCGATTGCCTTAATATACACACATGGGAACGTCGTATTATTCTCTTTGTGTTCGATATGAATCGGAACGCCTAAAGCCTTATGTACGGCAGCAGCGACGCCCTCGATTATGTCAATATCAATCATTCATCAAGCCCCTTTCCTCTAACCACTTACGGATAGCAGTATTCAATACTCGTCTAGCGTTACGGTTTACCATGTCCTCGGCTTTCTCAGTCATGTATTGACCGTCAACCCAGCCTTTAACTAGCCTTCCCCCTTGCTTAACGCCGTCAACTTCCGCACCAATCCACGGTAAGAACTGCCCTATCTTTTGCCTATGACCGTCATTCAAAAAAGAGGCGTATCTTGATGTATTGTATACCTCAATGATTGCCTCTCGATTGTTGACGACTAAATGGCCGCTGGCCCAGGATTGCCGTGTACGTTCTGAGTTAAAGCGTTTTGTTTTAACCTCATTCCCCATTTTGTACTTGACGCTCCTCGGCCCGACTGGTGTATTCAATTTAGCCGTTCTGATGTAGATAGCGGCCAGCGGTTTAAGACAATCTTTTTTAAGACTCATAAGAGAATCTTTATCATCTTTAACTTTTTGCAGGCTTTCCTCAAATTTTTTGAATCCTGCAAGGTCAAACTCGATACTATTCATTACCTCACCTCTAAATTCTGTAGTTGAATCTCTTGATGAGTGTCATATCGAGCAGAAACTGAGGAACTGCGAAAAAGTTGTTTCGTATTTCGCCCTGTAACAGCCACTTCGACGCCTTTAGGTATAAATACATTAGGCGAACAGAAAAGCGTTGTATACATAGCAAATTTTGAAATTTCAGAGGGGTCGCCTATATTTGACGTCTTATAAGACAATCTACAAGGATAAGGCCCGTGATTTTCGGTACTTTTCCTTACAATCCCAGTTAAAGGGTCAATATTGTCAACCTCGGTCGTATATGTGAATGTACAATCATACATTTTCTCTAGTTGAGCAGTTGCGGCCGCTACCATTTTATGCGTCGGTAACATGACAATTCCTCACTTCCATAATTCATAGAGTTAGTAATGAGTTCATTCAATACATCGCCTTTAGATTTACCAGTAAAGTTGATTTGAGTATCACCCATTTTTAAAGATGTAGGCGTCTGTAGATTATCGTCCCCTACTAACTTATTGAGGTTAGCTTTGAGATATGAGCCAGCTACCCTATACACGATGACGTGTTCTAATTCTTCCGGTAGCACTTTATGATGAATATCATTAAGCACTCTTTGAGTTTCAGATTCTACCATGTATTCAAGGACAGCCTCGTCAACGTCGTCGCTATTCGTCCAATTCTCGATTAGGGTCAGAATCTTCTCTATCATTTTCTTCCCCCTTGTTTACCTTTTTAGTGCCACCTCGTTTAGTGGTCTTTTTCTCAGTACCCTCAGAATCAGATTCTTTATTTTCTGTTTCAGTAGGGTCAACATTAGAGGCCGTATTTTCAACGGCCTCGTCTCTATGACGTCTTAACAACATACCCATAGTATCACCTATCCTTATTTTTTGAATGTAGCTTTTACTACTTTGGATTTATTAGTCAAAGCTGCGATGTAATGTTCTGTTACTGTGATTACATTTGTACGGCTTAAAATATCACGGTCAGCCTCAACTAAAGCGTCTCGTTTCAAGTAGATTGTAACAGCTGGCAATGCTGGAGTACCGTCCTCAATTTCTGGCTCAACTTGTACGATGAAGTTGTTGAAGTTGCCAGCGTTTTCTACGATTTTACGAGATACTACTACGTTACAGCCTGCTACTTTACCGATTACACCAGTACTCATAACCTCACCACCGAATTTATTACGGTCAATAAAGTTAGGGTCTTTTCGTAAAGTTGCCTCTTGGGCTGGAGCGATAAACAAGTATTTGATAACGCCGTCTTGTTCTTCCTCGAACTTAGCACAAGCGTCAACAATACCCTCATAAGAGATAGCAGCTGTACTTGTACTTACGAGTGTAGCACCGTTCAAAGCAGCCAATACATCATTATCAACTTTAGAGGCAATAGACGCCGCAAGTTGACGAGCAGCGTTACCTACTGGGTCGCCAAAGCCGGATAATACTGCGGAGTCAGTCAACTCTACGCCTTTACCAGCCTCTTTGATTTTGTATTTGTCAGTAGTAGCGGACATTTTTTCAACAGTCATCGCAACGCCCTCAGTAAGGTCAACTGCGTCGCCGATGTAGCCCCATACAGGAACAGTTACCTCATCGCCAGGGATACCAACGAGGGTATTATCGATAGCTGCGATTTGAGTGAATTTGATAGCTTTAGGTAAGCCAGCTTGTACCATGTCAGCCATTACTTGTGGTTTAATAACGTCAGAACTTGTAGTCTTGCCTGCTGCGAATAATTGCAAGCCGAAAGTGAAATTTGTGTTACTCATTGTTAGAATCTCCTTTAGTTAATTGATTGTAAAGTTCCGGATTCTCATCATAAACCTTAGCACGTTGACTATAGTTCATTTTAGAGAACTCCGCTGGTGTGATACCGGCTGGCGTTTTTCCACCTGGTTCGCCGGGTAGTGTACTATTAGGCTTAACATCAGTACCAAAGAGATATGGATTGTCTTTTTGAACAGATTCCAACTGCTCTTTTAATCCTACGACTTCGCCATTCTCTACTTTAGCCTCATTAAGGTCTAACAACGCTCTAATTGCCTTTGTGTTCTTGCCGTTTAAAGACATGATAGACTTATCAACAATAGAATCGATTTCCATAGCTTTTAGCTTAGCAGCATACTCATTCTCCCGTGTAGCAGCTGCCGCCTTTAGGTCATCAATCTGTTTGATAAGTTCTTGATTGTTAGCATTAGATTGTTTTAGATTCTCAATCTCATCGGTCAATGTCTTGACCTCATCTTTACGATTTTTCAACTCCTCATTTTTAGCGTTGAATTGAGATTTAGAAACGTAGTTTTTGCCGTAGTCCTCAACGATTTTGTCAGCCTGTTCCTCAGTAATACCTAATTCCAATAGTTCGCTTTTAGTCATTATATCTGACCCCCTAATCAATTCACAATACGCTTGATTATCGTGAGCAACACCTCACATTATAGTCTTGTTGTTTATCGTCTAACAATACCAAAACGACAATATAAAAGCAGGTGATACCTGCGTTCATAACTATTCAAGATACTTGTCAGCCCATTCATCATATGTCATCTTCTCGATAGACATACTCTTTCCGTCCTTGCCCCTTGCCGTTCTTGATTCACCTTTCAAGCCCTCGATATAAGGGATTGTGGTAGACCGACAATAGCAATGAAACGGCGGGACTGTAACCCCTGGACGTGCGTCCTTGATAGGGACAATCTTTCCGTCCATACGTCGACATATCTTAGACGTCTTTCTGTCAAGTGTAGCCAGTATCTCCAGCTTATCAACGTCAAGGCGTTCCATAGAGTCAAGGCTTGCCTGCTCATGTACCCTTGCCGTTTCTGTTTCAACTAGCCGCCTAGCGTTATTATATGATACATTCAACCGATTCGCCAGCTTTTCACTCATATTGTCCATACCCTCACCGACTATAAACGATTGAGTAAAATCATTCTGTAAAGCCTTAATCAGCTTGACCTTATCAGTCCATATACGACTAGAGAAGTCCTTGCCGTCGCTAGCCCATTCTGCATTGATGACTCTATCTACTGCGTCTGGATTGACCCTATTCACGATTGAGTATTCACCACGTTGAGATTGAGCAAGGTAAGCGGCCTTATACGCTGCTGATTCATATACATCGGTCAGCAATGAGTTCATCTTTATATTTTGTGATGTAGCCAACCGCTCAACCTCATGTACAACGCTGATATATAACGCCTGCTCACGACTCAACCTCTCACGGATTGAGGCTTGCTCTAACATCTTAATATGAGATTCAGATAAGTCCTCACTCTTAGCCTCTTTGATAAAGCCTTTGAGGTCAAGTCTGAACTGCTTTAGTTCATAGTTGTTGAGAATCTTCCTAGCCTCTTGTAAGGTGATAGAGTTCTCATGAGCGAATCGTCTGTACCAGTCATTCATATTCTTTTCAAGCCTACGGATAGCCCTTTGATAGTTAGCCTTTAACTCCCCATTGGTGAGCCGTGCCTTTTTGATTGAATCATCAAGGCTTGCCTCGTATCTCTTAGCCCAGTACATCTTATTCTTTACGTCGTCCATGATTCCTATTCCTCAATGTCATCGTCCGGCGTGATAAAGTCCTCAGCTGCTGCCTCTTTCTGCTCAGCCTTAATTCTCTCAATCTCTTCCGCCGTCGATGTAGTCCATGGGTGATTAGATATAATCGTTTCCGCTGACAATACTCCGACAGAGTTTCGACAGTTATTAATAGCCTCAGATTCATTGACAGGTGTCAATCGATTGAATATAAACTCAACGTCCTTGACTTGCTGACCGCCTACGATTGCATACGCTATATTGATGAACTCAATCATCAACTCAAAGGCTGCTTGATACTCGACCTCTAACTGATTAGAATCAAGGTCAATATCAGAGTACATAGACATGATATTCATCTGATTCGGATTGTTAGATAGTCGCTCGTCCTTAGCGTCATATCCTCGACCATTCTCAATGATTGAGCGTTTCAAGGCTCTCATGATTGCCTCATAATTAGAGGCATTTACCTCGATGTGTAAAGTTTCAACGCCGCCCTCACCGTCTAGCGTTCTAACCTTAACCGCTCCGAATGTAGCCAAATTACGTCTAAACTCAGATAGGTCAGTTCCGTCATAGTTCTTTAATACAAGGATTGTATTCCTAGTGTCCTCTTGCATATTATCAGCGAAGATAGAATACATTGTATTCAAGGCGTCTTGTAAGCACTTAACCCTATTAATTAAAGGCTGCTCGATGTGATTACCCTTAAAGCATATCAAAGGAACACGGCCGCCCCAGTCGTACCAAAGGTTGCCCATATTGATATGACCTTGTGTATCACGTTCAAGATTCACGGATAGACTTCCGTTCTTATAGATGTAATAAGAGATTCTATCCGGTGTATAGAACTCAACATGAGTTTCAACTTCTCGTATACCCATAATGTTATAGAGTTCTACCTCATAGAGATATACAAAGGCGTCTATCTGTGTATGTTCCTCATCGTGCCAATAAGGAATAACTTGCTCCGGTTTCAATCTCTTGAACGCTATCTTGCCATTATTGATATATGGGTATAAGTACCCTTTACCACCAATATAAGAATCCATAGCCACGTTAAGTAGAGTCCGGTGCATTGACTTATTAAAAATATTGATAACTTCCTCATTATCAGTTTTAACCTCAATAGGCTTTCCTAGAATGTAGTTCACCTTTTGGTCTACTAAATCATCGAATTTATTGTCTACGATTTTACTATTAGGCAAGTGTTCAAGTTCTATACTTGTACTCGGCCCCTCAATCATAGTTCTTTTTTTATTTAAGATTTCATGACGTCCCTCATAATAAGCCCGTCCGGTCATCATGTCCTTTCTTTCCTTGCTCGATAAGAATCGTTGAATCTCATGTTGCAGAAAAGCCCTTTCTGATATACCAGCGTTGCCTTTTATGATTGCACGCCATACCTCATTAGTTGTTGTTAGCATTATAACCCCTTTACCAGCTGAAATTACTGCCATTCATAGACTTTCTTAAAGCATATCTTACGGCGTCTATTGAGTGGTCGTTACGCTTAGGATAGCTAGAAATAAAGTTATCGTCTTTATCTCGCTCGTACTCATACATGACAAACTCACGGTATGTATTAGGGCAACGCTTTTTATCGATATAGATTTTATATCGGTCAGCTAACCACTTAATACCAAAGTTACGGCTATCCGGCCCTTTTTTGACCCCATAGGCTCGTAGCCCTAAGTCTGAAAGTTCAGCTATAGACTTAGGCTCAGCACTATCACAATAAACTGCGTCGGTATTGACCTTATCTTTGATTCTCTCATAAGCGTCCTTGTTTTTAAGCCGTGTACTATATACCTCATCGAAGATATAAACAGTATCCTTTTTCACATCGAAGTGTAGCTTATCATACACGAATGGGTCAGTAGCGAATCCAAAGTCAATCCCATGATGAAGATTGTCAAAGTCGTCAATCATTTCATCTGTGATTCTTAAATCCTCGACGTTATTGAATACGCCGCCGCCTGTTCCTGTAACCTCACCTAGATACTCATGAGCATATAAGTCCGGTCTTAAATCTCTTAACTTCTCAGCCTCGTTGATGAACTGCTCACCTAACCACTCCGGCGGTACCATTGTATAGTCAGAGTGGACAACCAGCCTATCCGGGTCATCGATGAGTTGCTCGACGTTGACCCAGTTATCACGACTCTTTGGCGGGTTAAACGAATAAAAACACCAATACTTATCACCGCCACGCAGCAATGATTGATTGATGTTTCGAATCTCGTTCATGCCTGCGAACTGGTCGAGTTCCTCGTACCATACAAAGCCTACATAACCGAATGGAAGTTTCAAAGATTTAATTTTCTGTTTATCATCAACGCCTAAGAATAGAATCCGCTGCCCTGTTGGTTTATAGATAATCTCCAGGGGGCTTTTCTTGAACTGAAAATCAGCTGAAACGCCTAGCTTATCGATAGCCCATTCTATCTGCTGATAGACAGAGTTCTTTAACGTGTTGCCTACCTTACGCATTACTACTGCGTGCGTGTCTGGATTCTCGATAAGCCCCTTTGGAATCTGAGTACTAACATAAGATGACTTAGTACTACCACGGCCACCACTAAACCAGTAGTGAGTATGCCTATGACGTTTAATATCGCACGTTGCGGCGTCATAATGAGGGATTGTAATGTCAAGTATGTCAACCATATTTTGACCTTGCCCCTCATTCTTGACCTCATCGCCTACGTCCGGCGTCAATGATAAGAGTATCTCTACGGCCTTAGGGTCGCCATTGACCGCCTTGACCGCTTGTTTCAGAATCATAGCGTTCTGTAGCGTTAAGTTCAAGCCCTTAGCGTCCGCTAATGACTTAATCTTCTCATCTACCTTACCGCCTTTTAATGGTGTCGTTAAGATTGACCCTGCAACCTCACGCCATGCTTTAAGTTCTCTACGTTTGGCAACGCTCGCTTTACCTGCCTTAGAGGCTATACGCTTTCTTTCCTCCGGCGTGCGTTTATTCAAGGGTATAAGATTCTCTATACCCTTATTGCCGCCGCTACCCTTAGCCATTGCCATTGACTAGATTAGTCCTTTACGTTCTCAAACTTATAACCATATTTCTTTTGGTTACGTTTGAGGAAGTTGTCTACTGCCGCATTGCTATCCTTACCACGCAAGCCCTTTTTACGAGCCGTTGCTACTGCCTTAGTGAATCCGGCCGTATCAAAATGAGTTCCTTTAGTGATTTTACGGTAGCCACCACTATGTGTAGCAACGATAGACTTAGCCTTTGTCCCTGCTAGTGCGAGCATATCAGCAGGACTAAAACTACTGTTATTAGGGTGATTATGTACAAGTGTACTGCCCTTATGGATTCGACCAGGCAGCCCTACGTTACTTTTACCGCCATGACTATAAGTATGTACAAAGCCGTTACTATCAATCTGAATCAAGTGTTCTTTATCACTCTTACCGTGCTTATTACGGAACGCCGCTATAGCGTCCCTCTCAGTCTTGGTCTTGATTTTGTTGTTCATTCGACTAGGCAAGTCGCCGCTCGTCTTACCAGTACGACCAGCTGCGTTACGCCACTCGTACTTATTAGCACCGGTACCGCTTGCACCACGACCGCCCTCGACTCCGAACTCAATATCTTCAAGTTCCTCAATCAAGGCACTAGCTAGGGAATGACTTTCAAGGTCTGAAATAATCTCGGATTCATCTGTTACAGAGTTCCATAGTTCCCATTTGTTACCAGGTCTTTTAAACATGATATAAGTATCATTCAGTTCGACCATGTTGTAGTCAATCATCTTCAATACAAAACTTTTAATCTTCATCTTTTTCACCTCGTTTAGACATTCGTTTTGTTACTGCATTATCAATGTAGCTTACTTCCAGCCCTTTATAATCATATCCAACGTCGCCCCCATAGACTATTATGTTTCTAGGCTCACATGATTCTATAGCGGCCGTCATTCCCTCAGTCCATACTTTAAAAGCCTCGTCGTCCCTTTTGACCCCTATAGTAGATATGGCAATCGTACCACCTTTAGGAATCCCTAGAAAAGCAAAGTCAAACGTACGGCTATCTCCCCAGGATACAGTAGGAATGACCGTGCAGCCTAAATCTTGCATAATCTGACCGACTAGCCTCGACCGATATATGTTCCATATCATCATAGCGATAGGCATATCAAGATATAGACTAAAGTCCGGTGTCAGTACACAGTCCCATTCTGCAAGTATAGGGGCGTAGTCGTGAGGATTGTTCCATATACGCTCGAATTGATAATCATCTAAGAAAAAGTGTACCCCTGCTTTGTCTACTGGTGGTGTACTTTTCACATAGTTGAATCCGATTAAATGCTCCGGCCTCACTACGACCCTGTCAAGTGTAGGAATCTGATAGTACCCCTCAGCCCTCGACTCATCGAAGTCATGCAAGTTATAGGTATTCATCGTCCTTTCACGTTCATTTTCTTTCTCGACCTCAACAGGCTCCGGGTCAACAGGGTCTATAACCTCGAATCCGAAGTCAGTCATATCAAAGTCAAGAATGTCATTCATTTCTAAGGCTAATAAGCCAGCGTCCCAGCTAGCCGCCTCAGATACTTTGTTATCTGCCAATCTAAAAGCCTTTATTTGTTGCTGCGTCAAGTCGTCCGCTCTAATACAAGGCACTACCCTCATTCCTAATGATTGAGCAGCCGCATATCGTGTATGACCGCATATAATCACGTTCTTTTTATCGATGATGATAGGATTCTTGAATCCGAACTCTTTAATTGAGTTAGCAACTAAAGGTACTGCCTTTTGATTGTTGCGTGGATTCTTGTCATACAGGATTAAATCCGCAAGATTCATTTCTTCAATCTTAATCATTTGACTATCTCACTCCCTTTACGTTTGAGCCTGCGACCCTCACGCCTTACAATACCGCAAGCTGCTCTTGCAGCGTATGTCATTGTTATGTAGCTTTGACATAAGCCTTCATACTCAATCATAGCAGCCGTACATCGACCTCCTTTATTATTTAAGCACTTACGCTTAACGCACTTAATATCTGTCATGATTCTCCCTTGTTATCGATTCTAACCACGCCATAAGGCACTATGTTATAGTTCTATGGTTGTATGGTTGTTTGGTATAAGGATTGTTATGTTTGATGAAAGGAGTTTTTTTATGAGTTGTATGTTATCCACCTAAAGAGGTTTGTTGAAAGGAATCCCATGACCTCATGGCGTGGTTACAATCGATAATTCTTGATGTAAAATGAGCCGCACTTTATAGCACGGCTCATGACATATTTTGACCTCTATATCATATCACATTTGACCGTGAATTTCAATGAATTTATCGACCTGTTCTAGGCCGTTCTTGATGTAATTTCTGACCGTCCTCTCATTGAGCGTCTTACCGATAATCAGCTTATCCCTTATTTCCTTAGCGGTGAATCCTGCTAGGTAGTAAAGTCTTAGTGCTATCTTGATTGTATTATCGTCAACGGCCTCAGCTATCAACTGTGTAGCGTTAACGTACTCTGTAAAGTGTTCCTTGATACGCTCATTAAGTTTACACTGCACCTCGTCGATACGAGCCACTAAGTCGCCTATATCCTTACGCTTGCCACCGCTAACGCTCACCGCTGAGTAGTCAACGGCCTTTAGTTGCCCTTTCATACTTTCAAGGACTATCACCTCAGCTTTAAGAGATTCAATCTCAGCCCTTAGCTGCCTAACACGCTGAAAGTACTCCCTAGCTGTCCTCTCCATAAAAACCATTGCTTCTCCTTTGTTTCCTGGTGGTAAACACAATCATAATATTTTTGACCGTCTAATATCAACCGGGCCTATAAAAACAGGCTCATCGTTTAAGAATAGAACGCCGTCTAACCGCCTAAAAGTAATGCTCTGAATCACTAGCCCAGCACGTTTTAGAATCTTAACGCCTTTTAGTTTCTGATATTCTCTATCATTCATGTGAATCCCTTTCATGCATTAAGTCTTTAATCTCTCTCGTCAAGAAATCAACCGCCATTTCATATTGATAACCCTCGATTGATAATAGGGCGTTCGCTAAGTTAGCCGTTAACCCCTTAGCCATGATAAAGTCCGATGAGGATATTGCCGGCGGTATATCTCGATTCATTTGACGTATCAAGTAGAATCTAGCCTTTTTGAGGTCTTGAACGATATTATCCTTATGACCTGCCCTAGATATGTACTTGACCGCATTACCAACACAAAAACCGTAGCCTCTTGATTCGATGTAGTCAAGCGGCTCTACTCCCCCATGAGTATAATGCTTAGGGGCTATCACCGCATTATCTGTATTGACGCTCACATAAGGTCTTAACATATCGAATAGGGTATCGCTGATAGTAACCCTTTGACCGTTCCTCTCAGCCTCTTGTAACGCCATTATCAGCTCATTTACAACAAAGTTTACTTTCTTACTCATGCTTATACTCCCTTGTACGCTCAACCTCTATCGTTAAGTACCTTTTACATCTAAGTTCATCAAACGTAGATATGCACTCTACTATATGATATGACGTATTCGGTCTATCTATATCGATAATTTTGAGTTCATCTTCATCGCTTAAAAGTTCAAATATCTCTTTTAGAGTTTTTATCTTCATAGTTCACCTCTCAATGTTTCATTACATCGCTTTAGTATATCAAGAATCAACGGTATAGGAATGTTACTCCGCTCGTTGTACCCTCTCGTATTCTTCCATGAGATAGTACTTTTACTCCCTATCTGCTTTAGTCTTAAATCAATGTTGCTACTAAACCGTGTAGGCTTTTTATAATCAAAGCCATAATCACTATAATAGGTCAGATTCTCATAAGGTAAGTCGAATCCTATAATGTCCTCGATATATTCCCATATCCTACCAAAGGCAGGATTTTCAATCACAAAGATTTTAGGATTGTACCTCTTAATAATCTGAATCGTGTTATAGATACACATTTCACCGTTTATTCTAGTCCTAAATTGATTGTCATATTTATACTGATAACGCTCATAATCAGAATAAGGTCTTATGGTGAATTTACTAGGCTCTTTCATCTTTCCGAATAACGACGTCATAGCGTGTTCTTCCTTTTTCCAGCAAGCATTACCTTGTCGCATAGAACTTGCAACACTCCATGATTCGCAGGGCGGACTAGCTAGGATAATGTCCGGTGTAGGGAGTTCATCAAGTTGACCGTATAAAGCGGCCTCATTATACAAAGTATTGACCGATAAGTCTTGATTCAAAAAATCAGTACTTTTATTCTCTCTATCGATTCCAATCGATATTATCCTAAACTACCCCCCCACATTTTGAGTATTATACTCATTTACAGCTTGTTTATAGCAGCCGTTACCACTATCAAACAAGCCCCATATAATAGGCTCACTCATACTTATTTCTATACCTCATCAATCAATATCGTGATAATCTTATCACTATCACTCACAAGGCTATGCTCTATATATAAGCCCTTAGCCTTGTATTCCTTGTCTTTAACGTCTTTGAACTGAATTACATCATCATGAGTTGCGTCTAAAATTTGACGCAACTCTTTTGTCGTTAAGTGTTTCATTAACTTCTGCCAGTACTACCGAATCCGCCAGTTCTTTTAGCTTTAAAATCCTCGGCGTCATTCTCAGTAAGGTCGTACTTTGTGAATATACCTTGTACGATTCTATCACCATACGCTACCCGGTATGGCTTATCTCCCATATTGACAATAGGTATCATGATGTGTCCCTCGTTTTGAGGATTGTCAGCATAATCTGAGTCTATGATTCCTGTACCATGAATCAAGAACACCTTATTCTTAGTCGCTATGCTACTTCTCATATGCAAGGCAAGATACTCACCGTCCTTAACATAGCACTTCAATCCAGTAGGTACAAATGCAACTTGACCCGGCTCGATTGTCATCGTTTCAGCTGCCTCAATATCATAGCCAGCACTTCCCTCAGTTTTTCGTGTAGGAAGATTGACTCTCCCCATGTACTCTTGAATCGGTCTAAATCTATTCACGCTCATCGATATAACCCCAGCTTTCTATTCTTCGCTTTTGTAATTTCTGCTAACTTGCGGCCGCACTTATGGCTGCAAGTCTTTTGTTTTGACGCAGGATTCTGTAAGTTGAAATCCTTAGCACATATCAAGCATTGTCTAATATGTAGCTTACGCTCTTGATTGAGCCTGCTCACCGGTTTCTTTTTCACCACTCGTTTCTTAGGCTCTTTATGTTTAAGACTTTTAGGGGCTTTGTATACGTCATTCATCGGTGTATCATTCCATATCGGTAAAGCCGCTATAAAGTTCGGTATCTTCGCTCTAAACACATCATTCATAGGTTATAGTTCCTTTCCTAGCAATCCGTAATACTATCAACGTCCATTTCAACGCCATTGATGTATACAACGCTCACGCTATCGCAAGCGTTATATACGCCTGCACAGTCAATCGTTAAGTATTGATTGACAGCTGACTTGATTGTTTTCGCTAACTCCTCAGCTGCCTTTCTATCTAATGCGTACACAGTAACGTCAATATCTAGCGTCCCGGTTAAGTTAATTGAGTACTCTCTCGGTTCCCTCGTCATCAGCTTTCACCTCACTCCCTGGATATTCAATCTTAGCCATATGATTAAGCATTGTGATTTTAGCAGCCATAAACTCCGCAGGACTGCACTCCGCAGCTATAGCTTTGAGCAAGCCCTCAATAGCTTGTACTCCGAAGTTCAAAATCTGAATAATATCAGCACCTTGTACCTCAATGTTTACATGATTGAAATCAGTACTAAGTTGAATATAATCGTGTTCTTTATTGATGTTGTTGTTCATTTTCTAACTCCTCTGTTAATAATTACCATTCCTAAAATCAAGATAAGAGATAGAGGCGGGGCGTTTGATTTTGGTCTTAGCCCCAGCCTTTTTGCGTGGCCGTGTAGGCGTTCTCCTGGTGGTGTCGCACCGGCGAACATACACATCATTGACAATGTGAGAATCCTCAGCAGTGGTTATCTCAATCTCTACTCGTGGATTCTCTTTGTCAATACCTGCAATAGTTGAGCCGTCATAGCTTGCGATGTACACATCGTCAATAATCACTTTGGCGGCTTGCAATATATCAGAAGTAGCCTGCAATAGCCCTACTAAATCCGGCCAATTGGCTTTGTTAGGCAAAAAGTAGCGGCACCTAACATTTACAACACCTTTGATAGTAGCAATCCTTTGTTTATTCAACTGCATGAGAGCAACTTTCTCATACTTTTGATATGCTTTTGACGGTATCAATACAGGTTTATTGTGTATAAACGAGATTGTACTACTATTTTTCTTAGTGGCCGGACGGCCATGAATGACTATCTTCATATTGCCTCGTATAATTCTAACTTAAATTTTCGATTCTATATCGATTTTAGCCCCGCCTTGCCCCCTCTAATATTCCTCACGACTAATCTATCCTAAAACTTTTTAAACGAGCTTGTATGGGCTAATTTTTAAATTTTCGATATTTATCGATGTGATTGACCTTTCAGTACAATGTCCAGGTACTCACCTTTGAGCCTATCACTAACACGCATACTATAGTTGGCGTTTGTCCAATCACGACTATAGTTGGTCGTCATGATGATAGGTTTCATTCGATTATAGCGGTCGATGATTATATCATCAACCTTAGCAGCAACCCATTCAGACTTACCATACTCGGCTCCGAAGTCATCGAGCAGCAATAAAGGCACGTTCCGAATCTTGTTCTCGTACGACATATACACGTCGCTCGGCCCTTTGGATAAGGTGAGCAGCGTATCAAGTAGGCTCGGCATACTTAACATATAGCAGCCTTTACCTTTCTTCAACGCCTCTTTCAAGATACTGACAGCCATTGACGTTTTACCAGTACCTGCCGGGCCTCTTAGAATCAGCCCTAAGCCTCTTGATATGTTGTACTCGATATTGTCAGCGTATTCCTTGATTATCTTATAGGCTTTTTCGTTTTCCTTAGGGAATGTACCATGCTCCCTTAACCACTCAAACGACATATCATGATAGCGTCGAGGGATATTACAAAGACTATAAGTACTACTTGCGTCATTTTGAATCACGACTGGCTTTTCGTATGTAGGCGTATAAAACTCATACGCCTCAGATTCTTTCTGCCTCTTTGTCCCAGTCGACAACTTCGTCCGCATTTCTTCTATTCGCCTTTGAACTTCCTCCGGCGTATAGCCCAGTTCCACCTTTTCCACTCTTTCGATTCACTTCCTTTACAACCGTACTTTGAACTACTTTCTCCAAGTAACCTATGGTAGTACCACCGTAAGATTGAGTTGCCTCAATCCCATTAACAACAGCAGCCTCACCGTAGGACTCAATTAAGTCGTCTAGTCGTTCTTTAATGACAGGCGACATTACACCGATTTTACTCATGTATAAATTATAAATTTTTTTAATATCGTCATCACTTTTTTTATTCTCTAGTATATCTAAATTAGATGATTGGATATAAGATATACTTTCTTTTCTTTTCTTTTCTTTTCTTTGTGTACTTTTGTTAACATAAACCGGGGTTTCTGTAACATTAACTGGGGTTTCTGTATACAATAACTCCCCTTGAGCCGAGTTATTGTCAGCACGATGTATACAATAACTCGGTTCTATAGAATTATTTTTTCTACGTTCCGTTATTTTTAGATAACGATTCTGAATACCGATTGATGTTAAAATTTTATACTTTTTAAACATTGTTAAAGAAAAGAAATCCACTTCACAGGACTTATTAATCACCTCTTTGATGTAATCGTTTGTCAGCATTGTATCAAACGCTATGAGCGATGTTTCATCGTCGGTGGCTTTCATGTAATAGCCCTCTTCCTTATATATCGTTGATAGGATATATATGAGTACGGCTATTGACTGAGGCCCGCACGACATGATGATTTTTTTTACTTTAATATCGGATATAAATCCAACGTCTAAGGGGAAATAGTCAACCCCTCTCGATGTAGGCCTCGCCATGAATCCCCCTTAACAATAAACGAATGTATCTCTATCCCTATTACAAAACTTAAATATACCCTTTTGCAGCCCATAATCTACGATTGATTTAATATCATTCGCAGGAACGCCGGTCTTGCGTTCTGTGAGGACGAACCATACAGGATTGTACCTTGCCTTGCCCTTATTCACCTCTAATTCATGACCGATAGCTGCTCTAATCAAGCCCCATTCTTTACCAAACTGAGCAAGCATAACCTTGTCAGCGTTATCATCGTAGTACTTAGTCATGGATAATCACCTCACCGGTATTAGCGTCAACGACCTCACCATTAACGATATAAGTATCGTTTGTTGTAGGTGGTTCAACAGGCTCGTCATTAGTTCCCCAGTTTTTAGGTTCACTTTCAACTTGCTCATCAATCTCGGCGTCAATCGTTTCGCCGTCGAATGTAGCGTCAAGTTCGCCGTCCTCGTTCATACGAATCACCGCCCCGTCATTACTGATAGCCTGTGTCATGTGTACGTCCTCAATGGACAACGGCCCGAACTTGCTCAACAATCTTTTAAGTACTGTTTTCTCAGCCATGACATTAAAGTCAGCGACGCCCCACTTCTCGGTGCCGCCTTTATAGTTTTGACTGTACTTTTTAGCGTGTGCCTGTGCCTCTTCGATTGTCATGTATAGGTACTTCTCGAATCCGTTTTTTAGCTTAAAATACGCTAGGTATCCGATGACCTTATCTGATACTTTCTCACCAAACTCAAATTGACCTAACAGGCGATTCTTTGTTTCAAGCTCGCCCTCGTAGACAGTCGCTGAGCCAATATCAACATACTTGTCAGTACGTTGAGCAAGTTGAATATAGCCCTTGTATCCTAACTGGAATGACGCCGCCCCTTTATAAGGCACGATGTAGGCAAAGCCTAGCGACTGGTTGATAGGCAGGTCAAGCATAGCTGCCTGTGCCGCCGCACCGATGACCGTCGCAGGGTCAGCTTTCATAAGATAGTTGCTGTTATTGGTTACTGCAATGATACTAGAAATGAATCCAGGGGCTTTTTTCCCTAGCATTTCCTCAAATTTCTTACGATATGCAGGGCTTTCCAACATACCTTTTAAGGTCTTATCTGCCTTAGCAGCTTTAACGCTTGTATTTTTAATTGTTAATCCTTTATTGATACTTGCCATGTTTACTTACCTCACTATTTTCTAACAATCTTGAACGGTCTAGCAGCCGCTCCCATTTTAACGTACTCGGTATACATATCCGGGTGTTCTGTTGCGAATCTCTTAGAGTCAAAGGACTCACGAGGTTTACTACTCTTATATGTGATTTTCCAATCATTGAGTGTAGCAGATTCATGTTCGCCCATTTCTAACTTGATAGCGTTCTCTAACTCAGAACGTCGGTCTTTCGCCTCTTGTTCATCAAGTTTTGCCTGCTCCCATGCTATGAGTGTTTTCTCAAAGCTACTATCTAAGGTCATAGACTCCCCATTTGATGTAGGGAACATTGATTTAATGGCGTTTGAGCAAGCGTCGGAGCCGTCGACTGCTGGCATGGTCTTTGTTTCGACTAGGTGCCAAAACTCACGCCCTACCTCAATGATAGCTTGAATCACTTTCTCGTCCCGTGGTATCTCTTTATAGACAAAGTTATTACCACCGATAAGGACTGCTATCCACCAGCTGGCCTTTCCTGTAACGGCCATATAGTGTTGACATTGAACGTAGTAGTTGTTAGGGACTTTGTCATCGTCCCATTCGCCCTTTAAGAACGCATTAGCGGTTTTACATTCAAGGCCGCTATCAACCCCTACTATTTCACGGTCAATGTTAGCTAAGAGATATGGATACTCTTCAGACTGCAATGTAAAGTTATTATTTCTAACTTTCATACCAGTCCGACGCTCAAACTCTTTAGCTACGACGTCCTCTAAGACTGTCCCCCAGTACATAGCCTCAGATTCTTTCTCATCGATTTTATCAGAGGTTTTGTCTAGCCATACGTCGATAGGACTAGCCCATTGACTAACACCTAGTACTGCGGCCATATCAGAGCCACCTAGCCCCATTTTACGAACTTTGAGCCAGTCCTTACGACTTGCTCCCTTGCTATCAAAGATTTTTTTGTAACTCATTCCTTAAACTCCTTTACATGAATACAATCAATAATACCAAGAATGTTATCACTACTGCCAAGAATGTAGCAAAAGACAATAGCAGCAGTATCAGCATAAACAGGCTCATACAATCACCATTCTATGAATGTACTGCCAGTACACCACCAGTAGCCAAGCATGAATAAGAATGTAAACGTAACAATCAACTGAAAGTTGAAAGTTAATGATTCAACAAGTTCCTTGCGTTTCTCGTTACGCTCAAAACGGATACTCTTTCTTATCTTATGGCGTTGTTTGTAGTCAACATATGTCATGTTTATTCACCCCTCTTATAGCAACTCTTCGATACTAACCTCTAAATAGTTAGCTATCTTTTCAATGTTTTTGAGGCTAGGCTCATAATCACCTCGACGCCAGCCTGTGATACTTGACGTTGGAATGTTTAAGTCCTTGCACATACGATAAGGGGTTAAGCCCTTATCAAATAGAATCTCCTCTATCTTTTTGTACTTCATCTATCCCCCTTTCTCGTGAGGTGGTACAGATTTCTGTACCTTATCGACAACTATATACTACCACAGATTTCTGTACCATGTAAAGCACTTTTTAAAAAATATTTTTTCATACGAAAAAAAGCCCTATCCACCTAAGCGGATAAGGCTTTATAGACACAAAAACGCCCCTACGTTCCAGGAGTGAATTGGAGTAGGGGCGTTCTTGCTGATTGCAACATTGGAGTTAGTGTAAGTACCCAGGAAAGTTACTACACAGTTATTATAACAGATTGAGTGAAATAAGAAAAGCCCCTCGGAGGATTTTGAGGGGCTTTTTCTCATAATCAAAAGTTTAACCTATGATTAACGCAACATATGACTATATTATATCAAAATGATTGTCATGATACAACATCAGATATATATCAATGTCATTATCTTAAATCCTGTTGCGAAAATTGGGGCTATATGCTCGTTTTCATAATCTCGTGAGTGTTTATATTAAAGAGATATAAAAGTCGCCTCTGAGGGCTTATTTTGAGCGTCTTTTTATAGGCATAAAAAAAGAGGCTGCTATGCAGCCCCTTAGTCATAATAATCCTCGTCAAAGCACTCGTCCTCGTCATCGTCATCTACCTCGTCGATACGATAACCAAGCATGAGTTCATCAATTAAGAATCTCACGCCTTGCTCATCATACTCACCTGGGTCAATGATTGGCTCGGCTATCCAGTCAGCCGTCCAAATGTAGTCAACGCCCTCCGGCCAGTCAAAATCTAAGAAGTACGTCCCGCCTAGTTGCTGAGATTCCTCCCATTGTTCCCTCGTATTTTTGCAGATACAAGGGGACGTTCTCATTTCTCTATCATATATAAAGTCCCAGGCGTCCTCATATGTTGAACACTCGTATAGAACTCTGTTTGAGTAATGGTCTTTCACTAATAATGTAGTCATCTGTTTTCACTCCTCTTATGCACGCAAGTCATGACCTGTTTCATCTTCGCAAGTATGCAAGATTTCACGGCGTAAAGCCTTGATTTCCTTTTCTTGCTCATCATTAGCACCATTTAATGTGATAGCCATATCATATAGTAACTCACATTTTGCCACGAAATAAGTAACGCTATATACTGGGTTATCAAGAATACTTTTTGTTGTTTCCCAGCCACGTTTTACCATTTCAATTTTTTCTGCAGCCATTTCTTGATTGATTGCATTGATAATAGTTTGTGTAGTCATTTTGATTTCCTTTCACCGCTCTGAGCGGATTCCTTAACCTGGGGTCATATCCCCTACCTTTGATTATATATTACTATATAATCATATAGACGTCAAGAACTTTTTTACTCAAATATGAAAGTTCATCAAACTTTCATAAAAGGCGGCTGCGTACATACTCAGATATGGATAAGCCAGCCTTAGAGGCTGCTGCTCTTACTTCCTCATACTCAGCGTCATTGAATAGAATCCCTCTGTTCTTACGTCGCCCCTCGTCCCCTACTGTTACTGGGCGTCCTGCTCCCTCACGATTGCCGCCCCATGTTCCTTTACTCATCATCTGCCACCTTTCTAAACGCCTCATCTATCACCTCACCGATAGCCTTGTTCCTTGCTCTGTACTCTTGCTCGTCAATCTCGTTGTTGAGATACATACAGTACACATAATTATAGTATGAGTTGAGTTCCCTCAACGTAGTTATAGGGCCAGCCCCTTTGAGGGGCCGGCTTAATATGTTCTTGCTCATGTCATCACGCTTTCAACCAAAGACCGAAGAGTCGCTCTAGTGTAGGAGCGTACAACGTCTTACCGGATTCAAGCGTACATTGCCAGGACAATAAGCTATGGTCAAAGCGTGATGTAGGCACGAGTCCTGTTTTGTATTTAAACTCCGCCGCACTACTGATAGGTGCGTCCATGTCGTCGAATACATGGATAGTATCGCCCTCGTATTCAATCTTGAATGGCGTCCGGTCATATAGCAAGTACTTCATATAAGACTCTGATATGAGTTTCTCCGGATACACCTTTTCGCTCTTATATTGTAATTCAGAAATGTAGCGACCTCGTGCCACTACTCGGTCATTGACGTACAAGTTTAACATTGTTACTTTCCTTTCATGAGCGACCCCTTGCGGGGCCGCCTCTTAACTACCTACTGCTCAACCTCTACAAGTTCAAAGTCATACTCGTCCTTACTGAGCAAGGCTCTCTTCATGACCTTTACAACGTCATCGATTGTCTTTAGTTGCTCCGGCTTGAATCGTGCGTTCTTATCACCAAAGAGTACTGTGTACCCTTGCTTGATTGAACTGATACAACGCCCCAGCTTTGACTTGAACTCACTAGCTGGCTCTCCGTCGTACTCACTCATCAAGTCCCCTAAGTCTGAGTCGTCGTGTACAAACCACCAGTCATGGTAGTACATAGCCGCTTGTCTGAGCAGCCCTATCATTGTACTAGCCTCGAACTGTACTCTACCCTCGCCTTTGATTCTCAACTCATAAGACTTTCTCATATTCTGTTTTCCTTTCACCACCGCTGAGCGGTGGATTCAAACACTAAAGGTACAACTCATACCTTTGATTATATATTAACATATAATCAAGATAATGTCAAGCATTAATTTTTTCGATATAGTTTTCAACGTCAACCATACCAAAAATGTAGGCACGCTCCAGGTGGTACATACTAGGCGTTATCAAGGCAACCTTGCCATTGATGTATAGATGATACAGTCTATTAGTCCATACTACCTTGAATGTAGCGTTCTTATGTACTTCTCTTAATCTTTTCACAAACAATGTATCTATAACTCTCATGTCATTCACTCCTTATTCATAGCGGTGAGTCGCAACACGCTCACCAGTAAAGTTATTTACGATGTACCACTCACAACCAATAGAGCAGTTATGAGCATATTCAGATAGTTCCGCTTGTGTATCAGCTTTCATGATGAGTTTATCATCGTGTAGGCTATACATAGAGTACTTACGATACAAGAACTCCATAGGTACGTTGATGTACTTGTCGACGTTTTCAAGTTCCTCAGTAAACAAGTTTACCTTGCCGTCTATCTCGTTATAAGCCAGGCCGTCGACTAGGCGGTTTAACTGATAACTCCGGTGAGTGTAAAAGTAGAGGTCATCTACCTTTATCATATAAAAGTCAGTATTGCTTTTATATCGACCTTGCTCAACGTGTTTCTTGATTACCTCGATGTGTAAAAATGGGTTAGCAGCTTGTAAAATCTCTTGTAATTTCTTTCTTGTGATTCTCTTAGTCATCTTATTCACTCCTCTATTTCAACAACTCAACTGGTACATTGATGTACTTATCAACACGATTGAACTGTACATCTTTTAATTGAAGTTTACCGTCAACGGTATTTTTAACCATATCAGCAACCAACGCTTTAAGTGTAGGATTGCCTACGATTCTGTAGTAGTAGAATCCTACTTTTACAGTAAAGCGTACATCATGGCCGCCGATACGGCTATACATATCAACTTTTTCAACTTTAATTTTTTCACCTGGGTTAGCAGCCTCTAAGATTGCTTTTAGTTTCTTACTTGTCATGGTGTAGTTTTCCTTTCCTTTTCATCATACCTTTTAGGGTTATTACCCTTACCTCTTGAATATAGTGTAACATATATTTAAGTTAATTACAAGTACTTTTTTCAAATTTCATAAAAATTTTTTCAAACACAAAAAGAGGGGCTATAGTACTGTGTTCTAGCCACTTGTACTATAGCCCCTCTAAGGTCTATCTTATATCGTTGTAATGCATATGCCACCCTCATATGCTAGGGAGATTGTGAATCACCCCCGGCGTTATTTACGGAACGCCCCCGCTAAGAATCCAATCACTCCAACGCCTGCCCATGTATCACGTTGACGCTTTAAGCGTTGCTCAGTCGCTTTGTTTCGCTTGATTTCCTCTTTCAATTCTATCAATGAGTTCGAGGCTTGACTTAACCTCTCGTCCTGCTCTGTCAATAGATTCGAGGCTTGATTCAACTCGTTCCTTTGTTGCTCGTTGATTGCTTTCAAGGCGGTCAATTCCTGCCCCCTCTTCTCGTTGATACTCTTCAAGGCGGTCAATTCCTCGGCCTGCCTCATCGTTAAGCCGTCGACCTCGCTCAATGATTGCTTTGAGTTGTTGATTGATTCTTCTGCTTTCTGCAAGCTGCTTTTCAGTTGATTCCAATCGGTCAAGGGTACGCTTATAATCTGCTGCGGTGCTGATGTAGTTTGAGGCGATTCGCCACGCACTAATGAGCAGCAACAAACAAGCAAAAATAAAAACAATCCGCTTAACAGTAAGATACGATTTAATTTTCTTGATGTAACCCTCATACATACAAGCCCCCAGTCTTATAAGTCGTCCCAACGTGCCTCATATCCCCGCACGTCAACGTGTACGAATCCTTGATAGTAATACTTACCAATACCGCCCTCAATACCTAACTCTTGACCGCAAGCCTCAGCGACCTCGGCCAAGTAGTCAACGTCAACGCCGTCATATGTAATGTCGGCTGCTGTGCCCTCAACATGTTGAGAGTTAGATACGCCGCCTACTTCCTCATTATGAGCAGGACAACGGTATCCACTTGTGATAGTAACAGGAACGCCTAAACGCTCACGGATAGCGTCTAAAAGGTCTACAAGCCGCTTGTCTATGATATGGTCTAGGACGTTACGACCTAAGTTATCAGTTTCGTGTCTATGGCAACTACAAGCGAACTCGTAGTCATCAAAGTATGTTCCAATCTTCATATATTACCTCACTTTCTAAATGAAAAGAGGGCCGTCATGCAGCCCTCTATAGTTGTGTAGTTCCCTGTTATTTCTTTAAAATCATATCGATTCTTGCACTAACTAATTCCAATAGTCCTGCTATTGTTGTATTCCCGCCGTCCCTAAGATTTTCTAAGATAGATAAGAACTCAACAGAGGCAAGGTATAGCCATGTGATATTGACAGCGAACGCATATTGACCGCTAATGAAATCAAAACACCACGCCGCAGCAGTTGCCACGCAGTAAGTGAGTACCTTTGTAATAAAAGGCTTTCTCATGTGTTTTGAGTTAATCAATCCTTTACCAAATGCCGCAGGAATGGCGATATACTTATCAATGCTGCTCAGATTATCCGGTGTAGCACCTAAATCAATCAACATCTTATATCCAATAGCACCCCATTTAGTGATAAGGTCAAGGAATACAAGAATAATGAATATACCTAACACCTGGACGTGTTTCAATCCAAGAATGTATATAGCCACCTCGGCGATAATCGATAATAAGACTTTTAGTACAAAGGATTCAGTCAGCGTTTCCCAGGCTTTATCTAAGAATGTAGTCAGTTCGTTCATCGTTCTCCCTTACATTAGAATATTATAAATGGTCTATAGTACCGCCGGTATTGATATATTTGTTATTGTTTTCGTCCCAAACTATATCACTATAATTTATAATACGTAATTGTTTAGCACCATGCTCAACGGTACCGATTACAAATGCAGTATTTGTCTCATTGTCAAAGCGGTCAACAACTCCAAAACTGACATTCTTAGGGTTTCTAATGTAAATTGTTTTATCTTTAAATGTATCTTGTCGAATAGTACCGTTTTTATTGATATATAAAGTCTTTTTCTTATTAGCATAAAGTTCGATTGTATCAATATTAGATTTATCCCACTTACCAAAGAAGTTGAATTGAGGCTCAGCCGGCCAGTTATTAGACGTATTACTGCCTGTATATCCTGTTACATTGGCGACGATTTTACGGCCATACAAAGAGTATTTGACGCCGTTTTCTTCATAAGTATCGTCTGCTGGTCTTTCGATTTCTGCTGCCTTGCCTTTGATTGTATAATCACCTACCTTATCACTTGTGTAATTATGATATGTCAATTTCACATCATCTTCACCTAAAGGCTCGATTGTGATATTACCAACGCCTGCCTCGTCCAATCCGAACACGTCGATATCATTACCTACGACTTTGACGGTGTAATGAGGCTCGCCCTCAATACCAATCACTCGCTGACCTCGTGCAGCATTGCCAACAGTCAAAGGTTTGAATGTAGTTCTAGGGAACGGCTTACCGATATTATCAATCAATGCGATGAGTACATCATCAACGGTAGAATCCTCAACCCATACGTTACCGTGCAGCAACTTTTGATATGCCTTTTCTGCACTTGCGTCTTGGCCGTCCTTGCCTGGTTTACCCGGCTCGCCTGGCTCACCTTTAGGGCCTGGCTCACCTGGTTCACCTTTAGGGCCTGGAACTCCAGGCTCACCCTCACCGCCACGTCTACCAGGTACACCAACATTAATTACAATCGTCTTAACGTCCTCAACTGAAACGTCCGGTACATTTACATTTTTGTTTTCATCTGCCATTATTCTTTTCTCCCCTTTAATAATAAGAATTAATGCATACTCACATCATGAACGATAGTCATATTCCCCATAACTAGCTTATAGACTTGTTCATCTGTGATTAGGAACACGTCATATTTGACCTTACGCAGTTTTTTGTCAAAGGTCAAAGAATCAGTCCCCTTTATCTCAACAAATAACCGATTATCTTCCATTGAGCATTGAGCCTCAGCGATAAGGTCATCTGCATGAGTTCTTAACTTACATACGCCTCTTGCATTGGTGAAATTAATATCACCGGTTATGGCGTATGCTCGAATCCAATCACTACCAATATGTAGCGTTTCATTCACTCGTTTTACATAGTCCATTATATCACATTAAACCTTTCGTCTAGCGATACATACATAGTTAGCAGTACCAGGTACCCAGTTATTAAATTCTCTATCACCAGCACCGCCGCCACCGCCGGCGTAGTCTTGATAGTAACTACCACTAAATTCTGTCCCGCAACGTGCTTTTCTGCCCTCTATATAGCATTTAGTCTTAATCTTATACCAGTTAGTATTTTGTCTAATATCTAACTTTATTGGGTTTACACTAGACTCATTAATGCTTAATAGATAATGACATTCGTCCGCTTTAAATCCTTGTGGGATAGGTAGTAATTGATTGTCAGAAATAACCCCGGATACAATCACCATGTCATCATCAAATAAGAACGGTTTAAAAGTATTAGTCTTATCTTTACCATACCAGCCTGGACGATTATAACAACATAGATTAGCCTCTGCTGTGTAGTTCTTGCTGCCTAAGTCCAAGTTAGTTTGGCCGCCACTTGCACCACCGTCTGAAATGGTATGAAAGCCACCGCCAGCTTTACGATTGATTTTAATGTACGATGTGGTAGCTAACTCTATAGGGCCGGTCATAGTACCACCTGCTAATGGTAGATATTTCTTGACCTCGTTAAGCAGTTCTTCGTATGTCGCTAGTGGTTTAGCCCCTACGGTCTTATTGTACCATTGAGGCTTGTTAGTGCTGCATAGAGAAATAAGAGGGACTGCACCGTCCTCAGAATTATTGACGCCTATATCAAGATTGCCATGTATATTGATGTACATAGAGGCAGCCGTAACATTATTGACGGTATTGAAGAATACTTTCTTGCCGGATTCAAAGGTCAAGTTGCCTTGCATGGTATCACCAGCACGTTTGACGAATGAATCATCTAGCATTTGATTAATATCATCTGCTAGTTTAGCCGTAGTAACAGCTTTATCTCTAAGTTTAGGTGTAGTAACTGAGCCGTCCGGGTGGTCTAATACCAACGCCTCTTTATGCTTTTTAATATTGTCTTGAAGTTTACCGAAAAAATCATCTATTTTTTGCCAGTTCTCATTTCTAAGATTGACGTCATATTTATCGGTTTCAAGTGGTTTCAATAGTTTAACTATCGGTGTGTAGTTCGCCATTATGGTAGTACCTCTTGATTTAATGCATAGTGAGTATATTCTTTTAGCTGCTTATGTGTGAATCTTGCTAAGTCGATATGTCTATTATATAACAAATCAACATCAAAAATCAGATTCATAGGAATAATATCCTTTAACATCATAGCGACCTTATCCCTTTGTTTCTTGACCCCTAGCGATACTTTGAAGTGAACGTTATAGTTCTTGAAGTCCTCAATGATTTCATAGTTGCCAGCACCGCATAAGGTATCAAGCAGTTCCCTCAACTTAATCATCGTGTAGGGACGTTGACCCAGCAATGCTACTAGGATTGAGAAACGTCGAGTATCGATAGAATCATTCTCTTCCGGATATAACTCTAGGATATTCTCCCATTGAGTGAGGCCGTAGTCATCAGCAGTATAAATATACTGTTCCTTAAAGATTTTAATCATCAAGTCCCATAGAATTTGAATCTCAACGGATTCGATTCTATAGATTTCTTTCATGTCATCAGAATCTCGTGTTACAGGAACAGCATACTCGGATAAGTCTATTAAACGTCTAAATGTTCCAAAGTCGATTGTATTCATCATATAGCCACCAACTCAACATTGCCTAATACTGGTATTTGATTGTGCTTTAAGTCCAATCTTGTAATGGCTCGTCCATTGATGAGTATCTGACCTACGTCAATTACATTATCAATATCGATAACTATAGCCGTTACTATGCTCGTCCGAACAGATACATACTCGTCCTCACCTTGCTTAGTCCACTCTTTACGACGTCCTAGCAGCTTATCAGCTAGTGCCTGCTTAACCTTAGATTGAATCTCAGATATAGTATGACCTTTTTTCATGTTGACCTCAATCTTATAGTTGACCGGAACGACTTCCGCACTAACAACTGTTACAGTATGACCGATAGGGGCCAGGCCGTAACCTTTCCCCTGATTAGGTGTAGGGTCGAATACGTTTTGTACCTCTTTTACAAGTTCATTGTCAGCCTTATTGAACTCACTATTCACAATAACCAGCTTAACAGTACCGCCACCGTTCCAACAACGATATACTTTGACGCCACCAACGCCGGCTATAGCTAGGGCTTTCTCTTGATAGTCCGCACCATTACCGCCATACGCCTTTGATTTAATGGCTCTAAAGTACCGCTCTCTAAAGACCTCAGTTTCTTCCTCGTCTTCGCCAGGTGTGATAAGTTTCGTCAACTTAGATTCAGTCAGTCCATTGAGGCCGCTTATTGGTGTGATTGTACCAATGCTATTGTTGACAACACGGCCAGGAGTTTCAGCCACTAGCTTATATCTGTTTTCAGCTGCATTGATGACCTCAGATACAGAGAAGTTGAACTCATTAAAGTTGAATCGAGTACCAATCGGAACAGCAATATTGAACTTGCCCTCGAACTCAGCGAATGTAGCAGGCTCCGGTGTAATATTAAACTCAGACGCTCGTAAGATAAGAAAATCTCTATCAGCAGTTGCAGCATATGACTGTTTTAGAATCACGTCCGCCATAATGTAAAGTTCCGCTATCTCTTGTGATACTGGCCCTACTGAGTCGAACATGACGCTACCCTCACGCTTGTCGTAGTTATCTTTTGCTCGGTCGAGGATACGTCGTATAATCCTCTCACTTGTCATGTGTTCATACAATGCCGTTTACCACCTTTCTTATATCTGTGATAGTTCCGTATATCGTCTTAACGCTAAAGTCAACGGATACGTCCCCTCTATCATTACTAAAACTAAAGTCATAGACGTCCTCTATCCTATCATCATACAGTAACGCCTCTTTGATTCGACGCTCTAACTCAGCATAGACATAAGGAATTGGCTGCCCGAATAGGTCAGCTAACTCAATCCCATAGTTCCAGCTATATATGAGATATTGATAGCGTTCTGTGTTGATAATCTTATAGATAGCTTGTTTCATAGCCTCTATCTCATCAACATAGCCTTTTATTTGTTTGTCGCCGCCATACTCAATATTATAAGTGAATGTAGGCTCTGTATACTTAATAGCGTCAATAAGAACATTATCACCGCCATTAGGTAGTAATACGCTTTTTGCCATTACTTAGTCGTACACCCCCTATTAGGATTGTACCAGCGGTCAAGTGCGATGTAACGCTGGCCGCCTGTTTCCTTTAACAAAATAACCTTATCTCCCATTACTAATTGATTGTGTACAAGGTACTTTTTACGGCCTTTGTACTCATGGTTATGACTAGCGAACTCAGCATATCCACCACCACCGGAACGATTCTCTGTGATATGGTCGACGCTCATTTCCATAGTCCACTCGGTCGTGTTCTTAGTTAGGACGATGTTGCCCTCTTGAAGTATGATTTTAGGGTCAATCTTAATCTCCAAAGGGTCAACGCCTACCACCTCACCAATAATCACCTCTAGCGGCTCAGTAGCCCCTACTGATTCAAGGGCTATCTGTTTGATAGTATCGACTAATTGGCTGTATATAGAATCCATTAGCTAGCCCCCATTCTAATAATCTTAGTCGGAGCCTCGTCATTATGCCATGCATAGTTGACGTTGCCATATTTCATAGCATAGCCACGTTTCGATGAGTTACCAAAGCAACCACCTGAGCCGTCTGCTATTACAACATGGTCGTCATTGCCATATATGAGCAAGTCGCCCTTGTTAGCATTGCCTGTGTACTGCTCAGTAGTGTAGCCTTTAGCCTCTAAGTTTTCTCTGAGTGTATCCACCCTTGCAGTACCCTTATTGAACTCATCTTTCAAATCTGAGTTGTAATAAGAGCCCGCTGCACATACTGTATCAGCACAGCCATTACTACCATATTGAGAAACTCGGCCGTCATTAGCACTAAACGCCGTATCGACTTGTCCAGCTGTACCGCCTGCTGCTGTTTTCAATGTAGACGCCCCCTTTTTATTTTTGGCTTTTTCAGCTTGAATCTTTTTGACTGTTTCAGCGTCTGTGTCTTTCTTGACCTCATAAGATTGAGGAGCGTCACCCCAGCGTAAATCTAAAGTCATACTGTGATAGCCAGTTTTAAAGTCATGAGTAAC